CTTCTGCACCCATACCGTAGTACTTTTGGTCATGGAAGATTTTGATATCCGGAATATTATGATCACCAATACGGTCACGTACCAACTGTCCGTTTACACAATAGTCAGCGGCAATGTTAAAGATTTTGGCATCTCGACCTTCTCTACGACCCATGTGGTCAAACACATTGTGTAAAATTTCATGAGCAATAACAAACTCAACTTGTTTTACCGAGAGTTTCTCAAAAAAGCCACGATTAAAATAGATATGGCGACCATCTGTGGCTGCTGTGGGCAACCAATCTTCACCTTCTTGAATTTTCAAGCGTGTAGCCATGTTGCCAAAGAATGGGTGTTTAAGCAACAGGCTCACTCGTGCAATAATAATTTTATCGATAATTGGATCTGTATGTGACATTCTTGCTCCTAAGTTCTTACTATGTATATAGTATAACACCACCCGAAGGTGGTGTCAAATGGTGTTAAACCAATTTATTTGGAATTTTTGTCAGTAGCGGCACTGATGTACTTGCCAAACTTTTGGTGGAACTCGTCAAAGCATGCAATTTCATCTGGATCCAATGGCAGTTTATAAGTGCTTAGAGCCAACTTGGTACCCATAATTACTAACTCAGTTTCAAAATTCTTCATAATAAATTCAAAGAAGTTGTTGACTTGTTCGTTCCAATTCTTGGCTTTCTTATCGCAAGAATCTTTCAACTCGTAGCACAATGACACAGTCAATGAGTACATGGCAGAGATTTCTTTGGAATCCATTTTCTTAACTTTGCCATTCAAAATGTCTGTAGGATTAGGCATTTTGCTTGCGTGTTTACGGTGCGCCATGAATTTGATAGCAAGACCTTCACCAACAGAACCTGACACCAAATCAGTTAGTGTTTCGTTATCACAATCGTCGTCGTGCAACAATTCGCTAACAAAAGACCAAGAGCGTGGTGTAGCAAAGGCACGTGAACTGGACTTTGGATCAAAGTCGTACAAGTCCTTTTTGGAGAAACTCAAGAAGCCAACCACATCCTTGTGAACCTTGTTTTCAGCAGCCCACTCAAAATAGTCATCCCAGTTAACTTGCATTTCCAAGTGAACAAAACGATTAGCCAACGGAGCAGGCATGCGGAATGTAACACCTTTGTCAGTTTCTCGATTGCCTGCAGCAACAATAACAACATTGCTGGGCAAAGTGTATGCACCAACTTTACGGTTAAGAACCAACTGATATGCAGCTGCTTGAACGCTGGGTGCCGCACTGTTCATTTCATCCAAGAACAGGATAATGTGTTTGTGCTGTTTGGCCATTTCTTGGTTAGGCAATTCGCTTGGCGGTGCCCAAACCATTGTGTTGGAGTTAGAATCAAAATATGGAATGCCTTTGATGTCAGTGGGTTCCCACAGACTCAAACGTACATCAATCACATGAGCATCAATCTCAGTGCCGAGTTGTTTGATAATATCGGACTTGCCAATTCCGGGAGGACCCCATAGGAAGATTGGACGTTGATTTTTAAAAGCCTTACGCAAAGACTTTTTAGCACCGCTTGGGCCCACTGTACGGCCTGAAATATCTGCTGCCATTTTATTTCCTATCTTAGTTAAAAAAATTGTTACGAATAACGTTGTGTATGTATGTATTATAGCGTCGATACACTATCACGTCAACAAATTTTTTAACTATTTAGGCATTTTTGGCTAAATCTTTTTCGCGTTCGTTCATGGCTTTGATAAGCCCAAATTTTCTAATGTCGTCAGAAAACAACATCAGCTCAAAACTCTTGCGTTCAGAAAATACAGTGATTGACATGTTGGTAAGATAATACGGGCAATCCACGTATCTTTCCAAAAATATGATTGTTTGGGGACTTAATTCAATTGGTTCGGTAAATGGAATTTCATACTCTTTTAAATCCAATTCTTTCACCAAAAACTCGTAGCCTTCTTCACTCAATCGAAATGCACTGTCCTTGCCAACCCGTGTGCTTTGCCACCACTTGCGTGAAAATAGCTGTACATTTGCATCATCTGTGCTTTTGCCCCACTGTTGTAAAAATATCCTAGTTAGGGCAGTTCTGCTGATCATTTTAGAATAGCACCCTGTGTGAGTTTGACCACTTGAAAATCTTCGCAACCAAATGTGAGATTCAATTTTTTAGCCAAATTAATAGCATGGCCGGGATTACTAAAGCTGACTTTCTTGTATTTCGGGCCAGGATAACTGGTAAGACTATTGAAGCTTTTCAAATTAAAAGGCTCGTTTTTGTAGAACACAGCCCAAATTGCTTCAGCTTCTAAAATCTGTTCTGCTTTATAATTTTTCTTACTGATATATTCCAGTAAGATTTTTGGCTTGGGTCTCGACATATGCGTATCCTAGTAATATACGCATATATTTATCCAATTAGTTCTTAAAATCTCCACCGTCCAGCTGTATGGACACAACTTCAGTGTTGGTGCTTTCTTTGAGTTTGATGTAGAGACTTTCGTAATCTTGTACCAGTTTGTCCTGTATTTCGGACAGAGCCAAACTAAGCAATCGTGCCTGTTGTAGAGGTAGTTTTACCTCTTTGCTTTGACTCAATTCAGCGGCTCTTACTGATTGTATAAACTGTGTTATGGGTGTGAGATTAATCTGATTTTGCATTTGAAAAAACCTGTTTCATCTCTAATTCAGTTTTAAACGGGCCCTTGTACGGGTTACGTTCCAGCGTAATAAGTTTGGGACAAAAGCTCTTGACCCATCCTTTGTTAAATTGAATTGTGTAATAACCTGCACAATACAAACTTTTACTCTGTGAGCTTTTTGTAAACAATGGCAGTTTGTTTCTAACATCGTACATACTGTTGTATGGTTTAACGCTGGTAGGAAAACCATGGCATTCTTGCGGTTCTACCTGGGTAACTTTTACTTTAGTATTGTTTAAAAAGAAAGTTTCACCAAATTGTTTGGTTAGATCTTGCTTCTTATTAAAAGTAATTTCTCCTTTGGTGCTGCTGAGAATAAACTTGTTGTTTTCTTTCTTGTGTAGTGTTGCAACCTTAGTGCCGTCTTGCTCTACGATCCAAAACTTACCATCCACTATAGGCTTGGCGTGTATAATTGTCATATTTTTCTCCTTATATACTCAGCCCCGAAGGCACTGGAGTAATGTATGTATTTATCTCTTGTTTTTTGGGATATTTTGCTTGGAAAGGCTCAGCATACGATTGAATGTTATCTGCAATTTTTTTCATGTCCCATGCATTGCAAAATTTAAGCATACGAATTCCCACTTGATCCACTGTTTTAGGCACAGCATTGATTTGAATTGTTTCTATAATTTTTGCTTTAATCTCAGCAGGTTGTGCAGTTAAATCACACAATTGCACATTGCGTTGATAATCTTCCAGCACACGATGCTCTTGACCGTTGTGGTCAGACCATCTCTGCAGCATGAGATTGTTCCACGCAAATCCTTTGCTTTTACGATCTTCAAACGCTTCAGTGAGCCCAACTTTGTTTTTACTACCTTTTGTACGCACACCGGGATAAGCAGAGAACACATTGTCGCTTGTATCGCCACGCATACACTTTTCGAACAGCATCCATTCTGGATCCTGTGCGGCTTTGGGTTCACCTGTTTTTTTGTCTTTAACAGGTTTGCCTTTGGCATCAAATGTGCCTTGGTGTGTGATATGTAAATCGCCCACACCATTGTACTGACTCACATTGCTACTAATAAGTTGTGCAAAGTCGCCGTCTGTACTGATGATCACGTGTTTTGCATCTGGATGTGCTTGCACCCAGCCAGCAATTAAGTCGTCTGCTTCTAATTCCGCATGACGCATCACTGTGCAATTAGTCTTGTCCACAATAAAATTCTTGAACTCGTCAAATGCTTCCCAGAACAATTTGTCTTCATCTTGTTCCCGTTGTGTCATTGCTGCACGAGTTTCTTGTCTGTTGGCTTTGTAAGGTTTGTAAAAGTCCTTGCGCCACGATCTGCCCTCAAGGCAGAACACCACATGAGTACCGCCAAAGTCATGCCATGCTTTCTTAATACTGTTGAAGGTAATGTGAAAAGCCATACCAAGTTTGATCTCAGCTGCGCCCTGCACCACGTGTCTAGCACGAAAAAACGTGTTAGCGGTATCAACAATAATATATGTCATTCAACTTCCGATCTGCCACCTGGCAACTTCCTTACATTGATATAACCAGCACTTGTACGTCCTGGGTCTTGTCCAGTTTCGGCAATCATGTTGCCTGCAAGATCTCTGAACCAACGGTCCACAATTTCTTCATCAGGATCACCTTCATAACCATAACCAGCTTGTTTCAATTGTACTATAAAATGATCATTCCAGTCAAGCTCAAAAAAGCCGTTTCGTATGTTTTCTTTGTTTACATGTGTGTCTAACACAGCAACCCACGGTTCATTTCGAGCAGTGGCTCGTTCTTTTGGCGTTGCTTTGGCCAATGCTTCTGCTGCCTGCGCTTTTTTAGTTTCTTCTTGAGCCTTTGACAATGCTTCGTTAGCCTGAGCTTTCTCTAATTCTAACTTTTCAATACCAAACAGCTTTTTAACAAATTTACCAATCATTTCTTTTTCCTTGAAATTATATACTGTGCAAACATATACACTATGATAATGCATGCTAGTCCTACACAGGTATAATAGAATATCATCAAGTACCCCACTCATTTTTAAATAACGGCACTTGCAAACGATCACTGTAACGCCATCCACGTTTCATAGCCGCCAGTGCCACATTCTTTGCATTGAGTGTATAAACACTTTCCACACCACCCACTGGCATTAGATAAACGTGTCCTTTGAATCCTGCTTCTCTAAATTCTTCAACAGCATGTTCTGCATCAATAATATCTTCTGTTGTTGCTACTACAAATTTAAGATAAGCTGTGCCTACTTCTTCATACTCACAAACAACTTCTGGGAGAATAGCCTCAAACCAATTCTCTCCACTTGCTGGCAGTTTAGCACTTACACTAAACGTAAGTTCTCTGCCCACTACACTATTCCACTTTCTCAAGTATTCTTTAAATTCCGGAGTAAGTTTTTGAGTACCATTTGTTTCAAATGTAATCTCTTTTAGACCACGCATTCTAGAGTTGTTAATCAAATCTGGATAAGCACGTTGCCAACCCAGCAAAGGTTCTCCACCTGTAATAACAAGGTGCTCATCTTCCCAATGATCTTGCGGAAGAATTTCCATAATTCGATCTGCAATTGCTTCGCTGGTGAGCATGGGCGACAGATCTTTGAAGTCTGGATGCCAACTGGCATAGCTGTCACAACCTGTACTAACTAAGGGCAAGTCTTCATATTTTGTAAACGGCGTAATCATTGTATGTGTGGCCGCAATGTCAGTTGCTTCGTGACTCGTTTCACCACGTGGCATACCAAAGCCAGCACATTTAAAATTACATCCAAATGTGCGCAGAAACACAGAAGGGACGCCCATGTAGCGTCCTTCACCTTGGATACTGTAAAACAGTTCAGCTATTTTTATTTTGCTCATACACAATCCTGTTCATTTGCCATTTTCTTTATTGTAGCACGTTCTTCTTTGTTTTGCCTAGCATTACGAAAAGCAGTAACATCTTCAATTGCGTTTTTTAAAGTTTCAGCATAATTGAGTGCTTGTTGTTTATTTAGGTGTACACTGGATTCTGTATCAACATAGCCCTTAGTCAGCAGAGTCCAAATATGATCCCAACGTTTTTTACTCCACCAATTTGTTTTGCCTGTGGTATAAATGGTTACTTGAATATCGCAGTCATCCGCTTCTACCCACAGGTTATGATTGTGAGTTTCATCTCCGCAATTACAAGCGACTCGGTAGACTCTGCTGTCTCCCCAATCGTTTGTTTTTAATATGCCTTCTGCTGGAATTTGATACTTCATTCTACATCCTCCTCAAACCATTCGTCAACCATTGTTTCTGCTTCGTCTTGCGTTAACGCTGGCACAAAAATTCTAGCAGGGTGTCCAACTGAATGCTGAATGTTAAATTTTACTACACCGGCAGGTATGCGATCAAATTCACGTTCCACAATAAATTCTTGTAAATTTTTAGCACGGTTAATTATTTGATCAGTTAAGTCTTTAGCTGTGGTCATCTTGGGGCAAAGTCCTGTTGTAGTTTAATGTTATCAAAAAATTCTTTCTTTGTTCCTGCGTCAGTAGTGAATGCACCTTTGAGTACAGTAGTCTGTGTTAAACTGGAATGTGCCATAATGCCACGATTCTCACAGCACCCGTGTACAGCTTGAATATATACTCCCACATTCTCGCTGTCAGTTGCCTTCATTATTTCTCGGGCAATATCATTGCACAGTTCTTCCTGTAGTGTACCACGACGAGCACACCACTGTGCTATTCTGGTATACTTGCTGAGACCAATAAGTTTATTAGCGGCAATGATACCGATGTAGGCAACCCCAGATACAGGCTGGTGGTGATGAGAACACATACTTCGAAGCTCACTACGTACCACAAGCATACCTTCGTAGCGGTCGGCGCTGTCATTTGGAAAAGCTGTTGCATCTGGTGCTGGTTCATATCTGCCCTCCATTACTTCGTTAAAGTACATTTTAGCCAGTCGTTTTGCTGTGCCTTTTGAGTTAGGATCAGTTTCACGATCAATAAGCAAACTATCTAACACCAGTTCAAATGCTTGTGCAGCTTCGTTGATTAAATGTTCTTTATCGCTTTCATGCAGGTAGTCACTGATATTATCCCCTGCCCAAAAGCGTTTGCCTTCACGTTTCATTCTCATGCGGATTGCGCCTGCCAATGTTCCTTCTTTGTATCCGCCATCGCCTGCCATTGCGTCTAGTCCAGTTTCTGTTTTAACATGTACTTCTTTTTTTGCAGTTATTATTTGGTCTGCTACAAATTTGATATCGGCATCAGAATGAAATACGGGATCGGGTTTAAAGTCTTTAGTCATCGTTACTCCTATGTTTGTATTATATAGGTTTATTTAGGTTTTTGCAAGAAATTTTAAGCTCAAATGTATTCACTTAACAGTATTTGGCACAGGTTGTAATCTTTTTGATTCTTAAATGTAAAAGCCATATCTTCATCTCGTGGGTGATATGTGAACTTGTTACCAGGTAATCCAAAAACTTCCACTACATCGGCACATATTTCATTCCACCAGTTATTATCTTGTCCAGTCCACTGGATTTTAATTGTTAGATTTTCCATCTCTTTCCAACATTTTTAATTCATCTTCGAGATATTCTCTATAACTAGATAACACTTCGGAAGCATGAATGTTTTCCGAATTTTTTTCAATATCTTCAACAACTCGTTTAATTTTTTCTTGTAATTCTTCAACAGTTAATGTCAATTTGAACTCCTTACAGATCTCAGGCCGCTGGCGCCGCCTAGTAAAATGGCAAATGCTGCCCACGTTTCCCAAGTTAGTGGAATGTTCAATACAGGAAATAGTGTATTCAAACTCCAAATACCTAAAATAGGTCCAATAGCAATCACAATTACAATTAAAGCAATGCCTAAAATAAGTTTAATTAGTGATGATGTCATAACCAAAAATCCTCCCAGGGATAAACAAGCCAACAATCTTCTTCTGCTTTATTTACTGTCCACACATAATAGTCTGGATCTTTAAACTGGCTCGATTGATTGTGTGTCAATACTGCAAATCGAACATTATCTCCCCATATACTTTCCCATTTGGGATCGTTAGGGAAACAACCGTCAGGCCAATCATTCTTAATCCATGCAACAGTGGATCCTTGATCGTTAATGTCATCGACTATAAGAATTTTTTTACCTGCATAAGCATCTTCAGCCATACCAAGATTGCTAACACAATCGCCGCCATCTCGTAGACTAATGTCAAGGCTATTCATTTTAATGCCAGTGTATTGACTTAACAAATTAGCAGGAACAAGCCCGCCACGTGTAATGCCTACAATATAATCTGGGCGCCAATTGTGATTATGCATTTGTTTAGCAATATCCAAACATGCACCTTGAACATTGCGCCAAGTGTAATAAACTTTTTTCATGCTACTAGTCCATCGGCTAATTTAACAAGTTCTTCTTTTGTCATAAAGAAATTGTATGTTTGACTGTCTTGCACTTGGCCGTCTTTAATACTTTCTTGAATAATATCAAGACTAAACAGGCCTTTTGGTGCTAGTACTTCGTGTTTAGTTACACGTACTCTGAATCCTTCAGATTCTTTAACAATTATTTCTTTGCGTGTGTGCGCTATTGATTCATGCAACATCATTTTCTCCTTTAATTGATTCCCACATTCTGTATTTAGAAAGTTCTATCATGTACTCATCATACAGTTTCTTTAGTTTCGGATGCTTACGTTCAAGTATAGCATCTCTTTCAGGAATTTGCAATACTTTTTCAATTATATCCAACCGTTCTTCCAAGTCTCGCCCATTAATAACCACTCGACCTTTGACTTCTAATTCTGGTGGACTTTGATTAACCTTGAGTACAGTGTCATTTGAATTAGACCAACTTGTGCCGTTAGACCCACTTGTTAAAAAAGCACCAGTGGTATTAGTGGGATAAACAGTTCCAACTGTTAGTGGAGTTGCTGGCGGAATAGCACCATATCCAACACTCACTGTACTGCCAACGAGGCCATTACTGACGGCGTTCTTCAAGATAGTGGTCATTGTGTATCCATTTGTTATTAACGAGAAATCCCCACTCCCGACGTTGTGGGCCAGGCATAAACAGCGTCCACGGTGTAACACCCGGTTTCAGTTCAATACGATGATAACTAGAAGGACTACAAATACGAAAGTGTCCAGGTCCACGCCAATGCTTGGTCTCACTGAGCATTTTGCCGTATTCAAAATTAGGAGTGTATTCGTAATAGCCACCTGCCAGTATCAATGTGGCATAGGACCAAGGGTGATCATGCACATCTCCAGGATCTCCTTTGTGGAACTTGTGCAAGAACACATTAAACGGAAAATGTTTACGATCCTTTAAAAACAAATAGTAGCGTGTTAGCAAAGGCTCGTTGCATTGACGATCCATAATAATACGCTTTCGGTCCCGTTGGTCCAGCCAATTAAGGACGCGGTCTCTTATCTTCTGGAGTGTCATAATGATCTTTCACAAGTTTATAAACAGTTTTAAATTTTTCTAATGCTATTTTTAAGCCCGGATATTCCTCGCACATTTTTTGTACACGATCAAAATCTGGAAATTGATTAACCCATTCTTCGGGCAACTGTATTTTAAATGTTGATGTGTCAATGTTTGACGAACTAGTCAGGGATGGAATACTTGTTGCAATTGATATTGCACCAATTGCATTGCCGTTACCATATGTGTATGATGGTGATGATACATACGTTATACTATTGCTAGTATTGAAAGAACTAAAATCAATAGTGTCCGTACCACTAATGGTTATAGTGTCTATTGTACTACTTGATATTGTTGAGCAACTCGTGTGCTGAGAAGTAGTTGTCACGTAAAGACTCCGTTTGTTTGTGCAGCATAGGAAGTCTAGTTTTGTAATTTTCCATATGCTCAATTATTGTTTTGCAAATAAAAGGCCTGTATCTGTTATAAGCTTCAAAACTTTCAGTCCATTCGCTGGGATATTTAAATGTGTCAAACGCCATTTCACTATAGCTAAGTCTATCTGGCACCATGGGAATAGAATCCACAATAGCCCCTTCGTACCAACTGATGCCAAGTGTTTCTTGCAAGTTGGCACTGAACACCATTTTAGATTCGCCCAACAAATTATGGTATTCGTTTTTTGTTAATTGCTGATCTTGACAAACTACAAATTCATATTGCGGCAAATGCGTGGCCAAGTCTCGGAAAATATCAACTTGTTTCTCTGGAGCAATACGATGTGGAAACAAGATAAGATCACGTTTGGGCATGTGCTTGTACATGGCTAGCGTATCTTGCATATATTCCATGGGCCAACCGGTGCGCACAAATTTACCATTGTCATACCGTTCAGCAAAATCTTCTTCGTACCATGGGTTTTCTGAGATACATCCGTCGTGTAGTAATTCATCGATAAACAGTTTAACGTGGAATTCTGTAGCAAAGTAGTTGTGATCAAATGCATGATAGAAACTCTTCTCAGCATGTCTCACCCAGGGTTTGTTACCAACCAGTCTGCCTAGGAAGTCTTGTGGATCATATGAACCAGCATGCCAAAGTCCGTGTGTAGTTACTGGAATACCCAATAACTCACTCATGTATTTTAAATTTATGATACCAGGATGCCAAGCATCAGTAAAGATAAAGTGATCCCCGGAATGAACGGCTCCGTTACAAAATAAACGGCCCATCTGTTCCACTTGACTAGCCTTGTAGATATTAGTGCCGCCAAAGTTGAGAAATGCTCCAGGAGTGGTAGCACTAGGAATATCCGTAGGACCTGATATAATGTTGACATTGTGCCCTGCCTTTCGTAGTAGTGCAGGTACATGGGTCTTCCATTGACCCGTGTACCTTGTCTCAACTGACTCTAAATCAATTAAGAAGATAGTCATTAGTTTTCGAATCGTTCGTGCTTGGGATTCTTACCCAAGTAAGGTTTACGTTCGCCTGTGTAGGCTTTCTTAGGACGACGACTCTTTTCAAAATTGCGCCACTGCCAACTTTCCCTATTGTACAAATCTGCTTCATCAAACGGCGCACCTTCAATTTTGCACCAATCCAAAAATCCTTCAAGGTCGTCAAAGATTTTGACGATGTCCGGGCGGGTTTCGAAATAACTGATATCTTTGTAATTCTTAGCCATAATAGCCTCTTTTTAATATTTAATAAACGAACCATTTTCCCCGTCTTCGGAGACCTCAATCCAAACCTCACGGTTGGGATACTTTTGTGAAATCTGTTGATATAAATCTCCAGACATCATTTCACAACTTTTGTAGTCTAACGCTAGTATACTATCTTTGTAAAGATTTAGCAACCATCGTTTGAACTGAATAAACTCGATATCACGATCATCGTGGGTGACACCAATCCACACTTTAAAGTGAAAGATGTGACGATGTGGATAGCCTAGAAAACTTACGTCATATTCATCACCTGTTGCTAGATTAGGATCTGTAAGTGCTGCCGGATACTTGTGCATACCTTCTTTGTTAAAGGTAACCCAAATCATTTTGTTAGGTCTGATGTCTTGTTTAATAATCATTCGAATAAACTTCCAAAGTTGTTGTCTGCCGCACCTAGAATAGTTTTCATAGCAGAGTGCGGAATTCTGTATTGATAAGAGTTTTTTGTTTGACGTTCAAAATATCCCCACTTGGATCCTCTAACATAATCTCCAGTGTGGCCTTTTTGAATTAATTTACGACCTTCTTCATAGCCTTCTTTAAGTTTTTCTTGAATATACGGATCTGTGAAATCGTAAATCTTAGCTTCTTTAATTACAGATTCGGTATCACTATAAGATACACGATACTGATTTTGGCATTTTTCTTTTAAAGAAGATTCGTCCCATGAGTTCTTTTTAATTTGCTCCACAGTGATAGAGCCAACTGTGTGTGCTGAAGTAGATTCTTCTTTTCGAGTTTTGACTTCTAAACCCTCTTCGGGAAGATCCACACCTTTGCCTGTGTTAAAATTGTGTCCTGCGCTGATCAAATCTCGTTGTATTTTTCGACCAACGTTGCCGTGTTGTTGTTTAGGTACAGTTTTACCTACAAGCGGTATTTTTAGTTTTGTAACTTTTGGCTTAGTCATTTGATTTAATTATCGGAGTGTCATTGACATATTGATCCCAGTGTGTATAAGTTTCCTTAGTCATCAGGCTCGGCAGATGATGAGTCCAAACTCCAGGGTTTGTTTTGCCCCAAGTTAGGTCATCAATTTTAAGAGTTGCATTGTAATTAAACAATTTGATATACGGAATCTTAACACTGATCATGGGCACAAATGTGTTGTGCTCTGTCCACCCGTCTTCGTGCATTTGATCTGCATATTTTACATCAAAGTCTAAACTGACCCAGTACTTTAAATTAAGCAAGGGTGTGATCATTGTGTCCCAAGACTTCCAGTCTTCATGTGTCGCCGGATTAAAACTTTGACTGGTTCCAAGATAGATATGTTTGCATTCGTTGGTGTCTGCAAGTTGCATGATTTGTTCTATGTCTTGAACGCCTACCACAAACAAAGTTTTCATACCATAACACACAGTATGCTCCACTTCGTCTCCAATGAAAAAATCAATTTGTTTTCGGGCTTCGGTGTTTAGTCCCATTTGATATAACCTCTACTGTAACCACTCGGACGATTAACGCCGTCCGCAAACGCTTGTTGCCACTCTATGTTTCTATTATATGCTCTTGTCCAAAAAGAATCAACCTCGAGATAGCCGTTTTCAATCATCCAAACAGCATCTTTCATGCATTGATGAAAATTTGGATTGCGTGGGCTTGGTTTAATGGTAGTGACAGCTTTCCAAAGTTGCGCTTGTGCTTCTTCTTTACTCACTGTTTTACCAACTGCATCAACAATCACAGCATTGTTATTTAGATTTATATCTGTACCTAAAGCATATTTGCCACTTAGGTCGATCACTACATCATAACTTTCACTAGTACCAAGTAACAGTTTGTCTCCCCATAGGTCAACATTACTAGATCCTACAACATCTACATTTTCACAATGTTTAAATTTGGTCAATGTGTGATAAGCCACCCATGCTAGAAATCCACTGCCAATAATCAGTATTTTATCTTTTTTAGAACAATCAGCAACATCCACTGTATTAATACCGCAAGCAACTGGCTCAATAATGTAGCGTGGATGAGCTTCGGGCACCCTTACGTATTCATTTCTACGTACATTATAAATGTCTGCATATGCTGGCTCACCGCGAGTAGCCACATAGTCTCCTTTGGCAATTCCTGTAACATTCAATCCAATTTTAATTACTCTGCCAAGACCTTCATGTCCTTGCATGTGCAACGGCAATGGACCAAAGTTTCCATTCATCATGTCGATGTCACTGCGACACACACCAGTCATAACCGCTTGTACTTCAATGTCGTCGAGGCCTATTTCTGGTTTGTTGTATTCTACTTCTTCAAAGAAGCCTTGCCCTGTTGTTTGTAAACAGCGTGTCATAAATTTTCTATTCTTTCATGGATCCAAGTATCAATTGCATATTGCTTTAACCAAAACTCAGAATTATCAATATTATCTATAGCATCAACAATCATATTGTGATACGCTTCTTCTGGGCACCATCCTAAATCAAATTGTTCTATTGTATTATCTGGCATAACAAACATAATGGAACTGTCTTCCTCAGTCAAGCTACGCCAATTAGCCGCACATCGCCATTTGTCACCAAAGTTGATTACACATACATCATCAACATCGTATGTGCCATTGGGATTAACAAATCCATAGTCAGTACTGTCGATGTCTTTTAATTCCCAACATTGCATTGCAGATTGGCCAGACACAGGTTCACGTTTCCAATTAGGATTCATGGCCACATACAAACTCAACAAGTGTGGCATTAAATCTCTACTAACACCTCCAAACGCCAACTTCTTAGTTGTGAACCAACTACCTGGACTAGGAATACAGTTCTTTCTAATCCACCGTATCTTTACAGTCTTGGCTTTGCTGGCTAGTTCAGTCAGCTCAGTTATATTACTACGCCACATGTTGTTTTTAACCATTATGAAGCGTGTTTGTTTGAATTCAGTTACTAGTTTAGCCCAAGTGTCACTAACAGCAACTCCGGGTTTTTCAATAAACACAATTTTACTATGCGGAGCAACTCTAGCCGCAATTTCAAAATGTGTAAAGTTGGGAGTGCAGATATGAACAGTGTCAAACAATCCGTGTATCAGTAATGCTTTATCAACAGAATCAAAATCTGCACCTTTGCTGATATCTTGGTCCACTGTAACAACTGTGTGACCAAGTTTTGTCAGCACATCTTTATACAGGTTACCAATACCCATGCCAATGACTAGACTACGCTTGTTCATTTTTCTTTTCCTCATAGGATCTAAACATGCGAGTTACTGCTTCCATTTGTTCTTGGAATACATCGGGACAGTTTTCAGCGGCCTGTTTCATATCCCAGTCGCTAGGATAGTGCCTCAGCATACTTCTCGCTGTTTCTCGAACTAATTTGGGTACTCTGGGTGTATGCTCAGAATTACAAAGATCCAATAAGAATCTCCGTGTAGCTAAAACAGCACGATATCTTTCATCAGGTAACGTCATGTATACTTGCCTCTAATGCATCTAATTTATCAGTATCAAAATCTTCTTCATCTTCCGATTGTACACTATCCGCACCCACTTCTTCGAACAATTCGGAGAATTTTCCGCTGGCATTAACTGTTTTCTTGCCAGTGGCACCACGAGTGCCAGGAATGGCTTGCCAAAATTTATCAAAGCCGTCGATAATTGCCAGTGCTGTTTCTCTATCCGATGCACTGAAAATAGCATCAACTACATCTTTGAAATAAACACGTTCAAATTTTTCATCTACCAACATTGCAGGACATAGACCAGCATCGTATTGACGATTGGCTTCTTGTACACTGTTCAAATGCAACCAAACATTGTGACCCATCATGATTGCGTATGTAAAACTGTCCCAACTGGTCTTGCCTTCTTTGCCAATCTTATTCAAATCTCCTGGACCGTAGATGCAGATATCTTTAACTTGAACACCGTCCATTAATGGACTAGTGGTAAACGATTCAAAATGTTTGTCTTGCACCACTACATCTTGGAAGAGTCGTGTGTCTTTGCTGTATTTTTTGTTGTCAAGAGACGGCAACATCCGGTAAAGCCACTTTTGTCTGTCTTCAATTTCTGTTTGGACATAGATTTGTCCGTTTGCTGTGGCGAGGAAGGGACTTGCGCAGTCAAAAGATATGGTAAAGTTTTCATTATGATATTTCCTAATAGCTCGTTGTATGTCAGTTAATAACAATGCCCACTCTAACTTAGAGGTGCCCAGGAAGTGCATCCAGTCTTGATGACCTTTTTCAAGAAGTCCATCAAACTTCAGTGCCACTAATCTACGTAACACTAGATCAACGTCGCACATGTTTTGTCCACCCATGGCCCATCCGTTGAAAGGTTTATCATATTTTGTTGGATCGCAGAAGTCTTTCATCTGCTGATACCAGTCGTCTGCTTGTGCGTGATTTTCACCTTGTAACACATTTAAAAACTTACAAGCACCTGTGCGATGCTTAATAAAGTATTCATTGTTATACTTGGTTGCTGCTACTGCTTGAGGATAATCCCCAACACCGCTGTTCTTAGCACCCACAGGACTACGACCGACCCATGCTGGAATATCAAGAACCATGCCATAGTCCATGAGCGCATCCATCCATGCCAACACTTGTCCACGTTTTTTTTGAGCCGCATCCAGTTTGGCCTGGTAGATTTTCACGTGATCAATTTTGTTATATTTTGGATTGCCATTTTTGTCAGTCTTGGGATGCCCAGTGGGATGTAATTGTGGTACTAATTCTACACCCTTGGCTACAGCTTCAGCCATGCGTTGTGCAACTACTGGTCCTGCCGGATCATTCCACTCACCTTCCCACACTCCTTTACCAATCTGGAAACCACCTGAATCACCCAGTACCCAACTAGTACTACGATCTCTATTCCGAAACATGTCTTCGCTTGGATCGGGTTTAGACAAATCCAAGTTGGCATGCCCTGCTGAATACAAACAATGGTCAAAGTAGAATGCCGCATTGGGATTCAAATAGTTCATAGCTTCGATACCTAGTGGACCAAAACTCGCAGGAATGCGAGCTGGGTCCACATAGTTACTGTAACGTTGCTTGCCTATATACGTGCTGTAAAAGCCTGACGTTGCCGGCAGGAAATACGCATAATCGCTTTGAGCTGCTGTCAGGTTTTTATTCATTATTTAGATTGTGCTGGCAAAATGTAGTCGTACACAGTAACGCCACTGTCAACTGTGATGTTTAATGCACCTGCATCAGCAATACGCATAGAAACATCGCCGGGCAAGTTCAAAATACTCTGAACCGCTGTGACAGGCCACGACCATGTTTGTTTTAATTTGCCATTTACGCCTGCTTGGAACACAAAGTTACCAGCGTGTGTGCTTGCATCACCAAAGCTAAACACTAGGTTACCATCTTTGGTAGATACCTGGAATGTTTTTTCATCACTGTGTGCTGCACTTTGGAATTTAAACTTTTGTATACTGGCCATTGTGGGTTTGAAATCAATGTCCCATGCTGCGCCTTTGAACTTAACAGTTTTCAACTTTTCGTTGATAATGTCTTGATTCATAAAACGATAGTCGTTTTCAAAATCGCCTGCACCGTTTTGGAAATGCAAACCTGTTGGAATTGTTTCACCATTACGTTCTTGCTTAACTACTTTAATAGTAAAGTTTTCTTTATATTCTGGGCACTTGAGAATAATGTCTAGCCTGTTAAGGTTAGGCATACCAAAGGTACCTTCAAAATCTTCCACTGGCGCTTTGGCTTTTGCTGTTAAGATAACGCTACGGTCCTCAGCCATTGATTCGATTAACGCTTCTTTTTCTGTTGCACTAATTTTAACTAGTGGCAAAAAGCCTAAGTTATGTGTGTGTGCTACTAGGTCTTGTAAAAAGTCTTTCATATTGTTCTCCATGTTTATAGTATATAGGTTTTTTGTGACTATGTCAATTATTTTCTAACTCTTTTATTATATTTTATTGCCGATTCTAGGATACTTACAGACGTACTCAATCGATCAGAATACCATACAAATGCATTTGTGTCTTTGGAAAAACAAGCTCCTCCAAATCCACGAAGTCCATCTGGACCCGGAACTTGCATGTGACTTGATCCAATCCTGTCGTCTAGTTTAAGTAAACTAGTCACAGTATCGAAATCAATATTATTAGCAAGACATGTATCGTACAATTGATTAAAAAATGCCACCTTGACACTTAAAAAACAATTAGTTGCATATTTGACCATGCTAGCTTCTGCAATAGTACAGTGGAACGATGTTTTAATTTTAGGTAATGACTCAAAAAATAGCTCATGCCATATGACTGAATTAATATCATCTCCACCTAATATCATATATGTTTGATTTTTAAAGTCTTCATCTGCTGTAGAAGCTCTTAAAAATTCTGGACTATAACAGATATTGTGATCGGGATAATCTGCCACCAGTTTATTTAGGTAATCTGGCACAATTGTACATTTAATCAATACAGGTATAGTGATTGGTAACTGGTCCAATACACTACGCACTTGACTAACGTCACAATCACCTAGTACAGTTGCCGGAGTTCCTACACAAATAATAGCACCATCTGCATCGGTGCAATCCTTTATCTCTGCCCTAGTGTATTTCGGATCTACAATATGTAAATCGTTTTTATCTTTAATAGCGTTAGCAACAGCCTTGCCAACAAATCCGTATCCTGCAATTATAATTTTCATATTAAAACTCGAATAGTGAATTGAATGTGTTCTTTTCTTCTGTACTATTGATATCCCACTTTAGAACCCCAATTAAGTTGTCTAACTTGTTATCGATAATTGTTTGCTCCATTTCTGCATGGTCAAACGGAAGATCTTTGAACCACTGTGGCAAACGTAATTCATCAACTGGGTATGCAACACTGGTAAACTCTAATGGATTAGGTTTAAGTTTACATACAATTACTTTAGCACCGTCTGTAATGTTCATTGAGTACTTGTCGTTGTACATTCTCTTGAGCGTATTCCAATTAATACTTGCTCTAACATGACCAGGCATATTAGCCTTGCCAGCTTTCTTCTCTTTTGCTTGGTAGTCTGTAATGTTGTTTGCACGTTTAGGGCTTCCTTTCTCCCAACCTGGTCGGGCTTTAAAGCGAATACGAAATTCGCTAATGTGATCTAAGACTTCTTGCTCGGGCTTACCCATTAGAACCATCTCTAAAACATCACTTAAAAAGTTCTGAATAAATTCCGGAGTGTCACTACGTTTTAGATCCAAGCCCATGGCCTTGATCTTGCCGGCCTTGCCATCTACGTCAGTACGCTTGCCTTCTTTATCATAGTAAAGAACAGCATAACGCTTCTTAGTAATAAACAAACTCTTAGATCCAACAATCTCACGACCTGCTTTGATAACTTCACCACGTGATTTAGGACAATGGAATGTATCCAACATAAATTGTGGAAATGTTGTATTAACTTCTTCTGCTATCTGGTCATATAAACCAATTACAGTTTCTCTAGTCCACGGAATAAGACCTTTGTCAATGTCCTTCTGTAGTGTTTTGTAAGCACTAAAATAACAAGAGTCTGTATCACCGTAAATAATGGCCTTACCTCTATGATCATACTCTCCTGCAATAATCTCATTTACCTTACTGGCCATGTGCTTAACAATTTGACGACCACTTAGTGTAGTCGATTGCCCAATACGCTTATCAAAAAACCTACAACCGCTGTTAAGAATGGCACCATACAAACTGTTTAAGTTAATCTTCTTGACCAACTGACGCTTGTCCCAGTATTCTTCTTCAACTTTGTTACCACTTTTAATACATTCCTTTAGTTTGGCCTGCATCTCTTTACGTTCAGCATACCAACGCTTGAGCAAGCCGGGTATAATACCTTCTTTCTCGTAGGTAAAGATTGTGCCGTTAGCACTGAGCATCCATGGTTGGTTACTTTCAAAGATTAGTCTGTATACTTCTGCAGCACTTAGCACATCACTGGACTTATCTTCCCAGTCAATAGTAATGTCTGTGCCAATCTCTTGCGACATAACAGCCTCAAACTCATCACATCCAAACTTACCTTCCCATGCAGCCGCAAAACTCTTGCCCTTGGCCATTTGCAGTTCAATAAATTCTTCTGTTCGTGTTTGACGCAATTGACCAATAATAGTTTCTGGCCCCATGTTAAGTGCCCTAATTGCACTAGGATACAGACTGTTAATGTCTAAACTGCCAACCCAGTCTTGAATACCTTCCTTAGGCACAGCTACATAAGCACCAGCAGCCGCAGTATTTTCTTCACGGTCGTCTTTCTTGATACGATTAGGTACTTGAAATCCACGACGATGTGCTTCGTTAATAATAGCCTGTTCAGTTACAGCCACCGCACCCATTGTAGTTTGTAACAATACTGTATTTTCGTGTGCCAGTGTATTAGCTAGATCTAAAAACTTTAGTTTCTTGTCCAGTCTGTCAAGTAGTGAAGTATCTTGTCTATTGTATTCGATGAATGTTTTAAAATCATTGTTGTATAACTGATCAAGTGTGCCTTCGTACTGTGTCTTACGTTCGCCTAATTCGTATTCGGCAATAGCATCCAATCGATACGTATGACGTTCTTCATATGTGTATTTGCGATACAGTTCAAGACTGTCCAAGTGTACACGACCAATAAAATCATATGTAACTGATTGACGTCCAAACTTTTCGTATTCTCTGCGCTTGGGGAATTGATCAAACAAACAAAAACGTCTAGTGTCGTCTTTGCTTAAAACCTTAGTTACACGATTAACAGTGTAAGGAATATCGTAACCTTCGCTATTCCAACCTGTTAGAATGTCTGCATCTTGAATTAGATCTAAAAATGCATCCAACATTTCCCCTTCTGTCTTAAACAGCATGGTGTTGGGAAATTCTTTAGTTTCTTCTTGTGCCTGTTCCCAAGTTAGTGTCTTAGGTGGAACAGCAAAACATATAAGTGTTTCTAACCATTGTAGGTGAACAGCAATACTGGTAATTGGCATGAACGCATCATCAGGTGTGCTGTAGCCTCTTTCAGGATCAAAGTCCACCTCAATGTCAAAAAACGCCACATTGAGTTTGGGAGGATCTTGATTTAAATAATGTTCGCTAAGTGTAACAAAGATTGGATTGATGTCGCTTTCAAACAGTTCTTTGCTGCTGTTGATAGCTTGTTCTTTGCGTAGTTCTTTTGTGTTCTTACAGACAATGCGTGTTAGTGCATCTCCGTAGATTGATTGATGTTTGCCCTTTGGGTCTTTTACATAGAACGTGTGTTTGACAGGAATGTCTCGGAACTCACGTTCACCTTTCTTGTTGCGTTCAACCACTCGAATAACGTCATTCTCGCGGTCAAACCATGCGTCTACATAGCTCATAATTCTCCTTATGTCATTTACGGCTGACAAACACCTTACATGCGGTTTATGGCCCGCCGACCCTTGCTAGCAATACTTATTAGATACGCTTGGTGATATCCAAAATTGCTTCAATTTCTTCCCAATCTGCATTATGCGCACTCCAATCACCCTTGTGAGCAATCTTGATAGCTTTGTTAATAACACTTGGTTTCACTTGTAATTCTTCTGCCACAGCTTTGACTGTTTCTTTTAAGCCTTCTGATAGATCTTCAATTTCACGCAGCACTGTGCTACCTTCTGAAATCAAACGCTCTAGTTTTGCCTTTTCTTCTGGACCATATGAACGACCTGACATGCTATCTCCTAATGTATATGCCTATTATACTTTACTTATCGTGTTAATGCAAGTGGTTAGATATTTTAGAGGTGAAAATGGCAGAATAAATCTGCCATTTTTATTGATTAACCGCGGGCTATTCTCAACCAGCGAGCCAATTCGTTATCGCTTTCTGTTACAGGTTCAAATTGTTTTGTTGCCGGATTCTGTTTATACTCTTTACCAGACGCATCTCGATTTACACCGTTGCTGTCTTTAAATATATCATTGGGTTTAACACTTGCGGGCTTGGTAGTTGTAGTTCCTGTAGGCTGCGCGGCAATACCGCCATTCTTCTCACTTGCTGTTGAAACAGCTGCAGCTTCCGCTTGTTTTCTTTTTTCAGCTTTATCTAAAACAGCTTGTGCAGACATTGTTGAGTTGAACCAATCTTTATCGTCGCCCCAGTCGTTACGCATCAGCACACGGATTTGTTTGATTAATTCTTTTTGTTCTGGAGTTAATTCGCTTGTGGTGGTATTAGTTGGTAATGGCGCAACATCTGAACCCGTTGTTGTTGGCCCGTTTGCTGGATCAGTTGCTGGCCCGTTTTCTGGATTAGGTTTCTCCTCATCGTCAAAACCTCCCAATGCTGCCACTGTTCCTGCACCAATTGCTGCAGCTCCGGCCAGGCCTAATGCAGCAGCCAACTTGGGATTAGCTCTTATCCAACCTGATAGTCTACCAGATCGTTTGGCAGCATTGGCTGCTGCAGATGCAGCAGCTCTTTCGGCAGCACTGAGTTCTTTACCAGCAACACCTGCAACATCGTCTGCAGATTTGGATAAGGCCGCTCCAGCACCTCGCACAGCATCATCTGCAGCATTGGCCCCTGCCTTACCAGCAACACCTGCAACATCGTCTGCAGATTTGGATAAAGCCGCACCAGCGCCTCGCACAGCATCATCTGCAGCATTTGCAACATCATCGCTGCCTTTGACCATGGCGTTCATTGTGCCGCCTAATTCTTTACTTGCGGCTCTGCCCGCATTCACCGCGTCATCTGCAGCATTCTGCGCTCTGAGAGCTCCAACACTGCCTGTAGCACTTAATGCACCAGGAGTAATTGGTGCGCCAGTGAGGTCTTTGGTTACAGCAGGTGCCTTTGGTAAGTCAGCTTTGGCTGCATTGGGGTTGTTGGCACTTTGCTTGTAAACAGTATTGGTAGTGGTAGCTGGCGGCTTTGTAGCAACTGCGTTTGGTCGACTTCGACCAAACATTTTTCCAGCTGCACCTTTAAGGGCGTCATATCCTTTGCCTATATATTTCATACCGTAATCAAATTCTGCTAAAAATTTTGGATCCCATTGAATATTTTCAAGCAATTCGTCATCTGTAATCAACACGCCGTTGTCATCGATAACAGTATTGTCAGGTCTTAACCACACACGATACACTGTATCTTCTTCCAAACTCCATTGACCACTTTCAATCATGGCCAATTTTTGTTGCATTGATCTGATATCTTCTGCAACTGTGTGTACACGATTTTCTGCAAGGCCTGCTTTGGACATTGTGGCCGGATCTGCTTTGCCTGTTACAGGTAGTCCTTGGTCTTTCTGATAAGCCATAATGGCTTTTGCAGTGTTCGGCCCCATCTTGCCGTCAATTTGAGCACCAACTAAACCAATTGCCTGTTGCAATGCTCCAATACGTTTATCTCCACCTGGGCCAACAAATGTATTAAGATCAGATTTTTGTTTAACTGTGTCAACAGCTTTCATTGCAGCAAGGTTAGCACCTACTACTCCTGCTACTTTAGCACCAGTAGCTACGTTGGCACCTGCTCCTAATGCTCTGGCACCTCTAGCAGCCAATGCACCTGCAGCACCTCCAGGAATTGGCACAGCCAATGCCCCTGCCACATTGCCTGCACCATACAACCATGGACTACGTGTTTCGGCCTCTTTGCTTGCAGCGGCCTGTTTAGCTAATTCGTCTTTGTATGTTCCAGGACCAAATGCACTTTTAACACCAGCAGCAATGTTGTCTCCTGAGCCCAGTGTCACACCATTCCATGCACCACGACCAAAATCGCCTGCATCCTTGCCCAACTGGCTCATGCTGTATTCATCCAATTGGTCATCTTGAAATTCGTAGCCAAGACTTTCAGTCAGTGACTGAGCAATACTTGATTTGTATTGGATGCCTTCGTTTTGAAAAGCATTCACTCCTAATCCAGCAGCAGTACCGCCGAGTGCGGCTGAAGCTGCTTGCCCAATACCTTTGAATCCTGCTCGCTTGGCCATTTGTTGGCCAGCCAATGCTCCTGCAGCCATACCAGAGCCAATTCCAACCTTCTGTGCTGTGGTTTTTCCTGGGCCGGGTGGTGGCTTAACAACGGGATCAGTATTTGGACTTGGTTTTGGAGCAACATCTCCACCCAGTGATGCATCCAATTTTGCAACCAATGCATTTAATTGTGCAACATCTTGTCCAGAACCTATGTCTTGTCCAGGCAATCGTGGTCGAGTTGTTGGTCCAGAAGGTAGTGGTGGTTTTGTCACCACTGGATCAGTAGTAACAGCAGATGGAAGTTTACCCTGTTGTAATAATTTTACTTGATCTAATGGAACTGAAGGATATCCAGCACCGTAACTTGTAAATTTATTCCAGCCGCTGCCTGTTGCTGCTGCTGACGGAACAATACTTACGCCTGCACTGTCTAATAACTGTTTAATATCTTTGTGTAAATTGGTTAACTGATCCATTCGCACAGGCTCGGGTCTGGGCGTCTCACCACCGTATGGAGTTGACCAAAATATTATACCATTTTTTGGATCAATGGTGTACCCTGCACCTTTGGCACTTGGATCTTCTTGACCTTTAATCATTACTTGAATTTTTTGAGCCAATGCTGATTTGGCTTTTACATCTTCTTGTTTTTTTACATACGCAGCAAATCTAGCTTCTTCATCACCACTTGCTTCTGCAATAGTGTCCAGCTTGTTCATTAGGTCTCTTAAGTTCATTGTGTTCCCCGAATTAATATGTATTTATTTCACAGAGCATTTTGGAACAGACATTCCGTTCTTGGTTTGCATACCTGTTTGTGTTTGCCCAGTGCGACACACACTTGTTTTTGTTTTGGGTTTGATTTTTTTGGATTTGGCTGGCGCTTGTGCAACTTCTTTTGTCAGTCTGGCCAGTTTGTTGGCTTCTTTGATTGGATTCTTTTCTTGAGATTGCTTCTCTTGTTTTTCCTTCCAATCTTTTTCAAATTCCGCTTTGGCTTGTCTAGCACGTTCAGCACTGGCCGTTGATTTGGCCTGCTCACGATCCCACGCACGACTCAGTTTTACCTGTGCAGACATGCCTTCGTTGGGCATAATGCCAGGCGCACCTGCTCCTGGTTTGAATCCCATGCTGTGTCCAGGAATTTCATTTTCCGCCACACTTTTCTTTTTCTTCTTCTTGGCAATAGCAATAGCAGCTTGTTGTGCAGGATTTGCCGCTTCTTTCATCATCACACGTTCAGCAATCACCGTGGCGTATTGATTAATCAAGTTGCGTTTCTGTACACGTTCTTCTGCTATCTCAGATTCCACTTTGTGGAAGTACTTGCCCAGTGTGGTCTCGCGACCAACTGGTTTGAAATTTTGTGGTGTTTCTTCTTGGGGTTTTTGATAGTGTTGCATTGCCATTTGTACTGGCAATGAGACTTTGTGTGGATCTTTACCTTCGATTACCACTTGAAGAAACTTCTTCATGCTGTCGGCATCAACTACTGGTTTAGCAGCCACACCGTCCAACTTCAGAAGCAATTTCTTCATATCCACGATGTTAGCCCTTTAATACTTTGTTAGTTAGTTCTTTGATTCTATCCAATCCTTCAGCCATAGGATGTTGACCAAAACCTATTCCTACTTCGTCACCTGTATTATCTGCACTACTTGTTTTAGTTGCAGATAATTTTTGGAAATCTCTAGGACTTACAATTATTTTACCACCGCCTTCTAAACCAGAAATAATACTGCCAGCTGATGAAATGCTTATTTTTCTAAATCCTTGAGAGTGTGCCTTTGCCTCAACATCAGGAGTAAGTTCAAACCATAACTTACTTGGCTCAACAGGAGTTAATCCGTTACCACTTTTGACCATGAGCTTGCCGCCTTGCATGGTTACATAATAAGGAATCTCTCCTTCGGCTATGAATTCAGGATCGAGATCTGCTATGCGCATACTATTAACCTAGTAAGCGTTTTGTCAATGCACGAATTTGATCAACTTCACGATTCTCAACCAGTGCTGGCTTTTCATTTTGATTCAAACGACCAGTAAGTTGACGCATACGTGCCAAGTCAATGGACTCTTTTGTGGTACTGATCGGATCTTTTTTGCCTGCTGGTGCTGGCATCATTGCACCTAATTCTTTTGCTCTTGCAGCACTGTCAGCACCTGATGGATTTGGCACAACTGTTAAATTCTCATCAGTTACTTTTTCTTTCTTTTTTCTTTCTGCCATGTAAGCCGTGGTTTCTTTCATGTTCTTCCACATTTCAGCGGCAACAGCTTTGTTGCTTTCTTTGACTGGCATGGTTTTACCACCAACTGTCATAGTGGTATCTCTAGATGCTTTGGCATCTTGTACTGCCTTACCAAATGCATTGCCTTCTTTGCCTACTTTGCTACCTTTTTTTGGCATGTCTTTAGTAGGTGCAGCTGCTTCATACATACCACATTCTTTTAAACCGTGTACTGGACATGATTTGCCTTTGGCAGTGCTGTTGCATTTTGCCTGAGCGGCTTCTTTGAACTTGTCTTTCTTTTTAGCACGTAAGTTAGCTAGATCTTTAGCATCGATGTCGTTGTCGTTATCGGTGTCTAATTTCTTTTGGCCACCTTTAAGTGCTTCTTTAACTTTCGTTTCCCCGCCTAGAGTTTTATCTCGACCGGTGAAATAATCGTAGTCGTCTGCGGCATTTCCACTAGATGGCATATTTTTGCCTTTGTTAGCCGCATGAGATGCAGCATTCTTCTCGGCTGTTGTCAACGGTGTCTTCTTTGCTAGTCCAACAGCACTCTTTACGGCGCTTACAATGCCTTCGTCAACTTTCTTGCCGTCTTTCACACGAGTCACTGAATCTTTACCAAAACGCTTTTCCCAGTTCTTGCCTTCTTTCTCTTCTGCTTTGTCAGCAGCTTTGTCGCCCGCTTTGTCAGCTGCAGACTGTGATTTGGCTTGGCTTTTTGGTTCAGTATGCGGCTCGTCGCTAAATCTGTTTGGATTCTCTTTGTGTTTAGTTACACCCTTGGTTTTGCGGTCAATCTCACCACCAGTTGAAGATTTTTCTTCGGAAACTTTTTCAGCTTGAGCTTTCTTGAGTTCTTTTACTTTTGATTTTGCTTCTGATAATAATTCTTTGATTCTCATTTTTTGTCCTTCGCTTAGTGTATCACTGTTGTCCAAGTGGTGCCCGTATTCACTGAACTTCATTTCGTATTCTAAATAGTGATATACTGATGCAATATAATCAGCAGCCTTGGTAATTTTAGCTTGTACCCAAGATTCCAACTGGTCGTTGTCTTCCAACTGTTGATACAGCTTGTGTGCGTAGTTGGCTATTTTGAACAAATCAGCTTTGGCCATGGCACCTTCACGGTCAGTTTCGTCACCGTGCAATCCTATGGTGCCGCCCACTGGTTCTGAATCTATTTCTGGCTGATCCATCTCAGGTTGGTCCATTTCTGAGTCAATGTTATCTAATTCTGCTGGCATGAGTATACTCCGTTATCTTTATGTATTTAGCGTCGTTTGACTGGCGGCCCACCAAATAAACTGGCGCCTTTGATATCTAAACCGTTCTTGGCTGTGCCGTCTTTGTTTTTGGGTTGGTTAACTTTGGGTTGTGGTGGAGCTGTTGTTCCTGACTTACCAGGACTACCAACATAACTCTTTTTGCCACGTGCTTTGCCTGGACTCAAATGCGGTGCATCCACAGTGCCAATGTTAGCTGAACTTGTTGCACCCACAGTGGCTGATTCAGACACATCTTCTGGTTTGCCAAACGGATATACTTCTGTCCAGCCATTGCCTTGTTTTTGTACCCATTTTCCTGGTTTGAATTTGCTCTTGATAATGCCGTGTAATTTTAATGCCTGTTCCACAGTATCTCTGTATCCTTGATCACGGGCTTCACGTTCGTGACGATTTGAGATCATTGCTTGCTGAACTCTTTCGTTTTTGTAAATGTATAACAAATTGGATTCATCGCTCATGTCTCTTTCCGGTCGACCAAAGCCTTGTTTACTGGCTCGTTCGTCTCTGTCATATGCCGATGAACTACCGCGACTACGGTAGAGTCCTTCATCAAGTTCGTGCATTTTCATTTTTTAATTCCTCTAAATCCTGTGCCTACTGCAACTTCGCCACCCATAAACTTGGGCAAACTAAACCATAACTTGAACCATTCTTCAGTTCCAGGTTTGATATTCTGTTCACGCATTATGACTGCTTTTTCTGTGCCAGTCACACTGATGTTGCTTCCGCCATAAGGTTGCAGACCTTTAAATTCTGTAATACCTGCCAACTTCTTAAGACGTGCTAGTTCATCCATTATTTCACACTTGACCTCAACATCCAACTGTGCTTTTTATGTGCATCTTGTCTATCAGCTAGAAAATTACTCAACCCATGATCGCCATTTTGTTCAGCCATGTCAAATGTAATACGGAATATGTTAGCCATACGTTCGCTATCTTCCAATAGTTCACGCAACATGTCAATCCACTCTGGCACGGCATTTTCATCTTTGACTTGTGACAGCATGCTGAACTTGCTGTAACTGGCAGGAGCATACACTTGTAATGCACGTAATTGTTCTGCAAACGTATCAATACTGTCATACACTTCGTCGTAAATTCTTTCAAACAACAAGTGATGTTGATAAAATAAAGGACCTTCAGTGTTCCAATGGAAATTTTGTGCTTTGAGAGCAAATGCATATTCGCTAGCAAATGCTGTTTTTAGTGCCAAGTGATATTTCTCATCCATGATTAAATTCCGTATTTGTTCTTTTTAATTTTTGCCACTGTGCTGGTTTTATTTACGTCAGCCATTTCTTCACTGCGTTTACCACTCCAGTTTTCAATTGTGCCAGCACCAACTTGCAATGCTGCTGCTTTGACCATTTCGTATTCTTCTTCAGTATATGAACTAATTAGTGGATCACCGCCAATCCAATTGTCAGCTGACATCTTGGTAGGGTATGTGGGCGCACCTGCCAATGCAATACCCATGCGATAATTTTTATACATACTACCAGTTGACATGTTTAGTCCTGGCAAAGTAGTGGCATTTTTCATTGCGGCTTTCTTGTTTTTGTCTATGGGCGTTGTTCCGCCTTTGCCCACCTTGCCAGCTGATCCTTCTCTTAAGGATCTTGCCAACGCATTGGCTTCCTTCAAAGATACATCTGGTTCGGCTTTTTCTTTTTTTCCTCGAACCTTGGGTTTGCTGAAATCCTGCATACGTGTTTGTGCTTTTTGCATCAAATCACGCACCTCGTCATCATCCAGTTCGGGATTCATTGCATCACGCCATACTGCAAACTTTTCATCTTCGCTCTTGTCTGGATCCATTAGCACATCGCGCATGGGCGTGGCACGTGGACCTTCTTCTTCACGACTTGGATCGTTGGTTTCTTGACGAGCAATCACATTTAAACTGTTAAAGCTGAATGGAATGTTGCCAGCTTTGTCTGGAACTCCGTTATACTGTTTGACATAACTTAATCCTTTAACTTGATCTGCCCCCACTACCACAGTTACATCTGTATAACCATGACGGTCCAGTTGTGCCAACACACGGGTTAAATCAGGCATTTCATCTGTAGCGGTGTGAAAAATATGTCCATGTTTTGGAAATACTTTTTTATAAATCTGCATTTTTTCTGCTGGCTTAATTGGATCGTCTTTGCCCACAGTACGGCTCACAACAAAGTAAGGATCTGCACCTTGTTCGTCTGCTTGTGTGATAACGCTACTGGCCAGATACATGTGACCTTTGTGGCCCATGCCACGGCCCCAGCCTACCACAGCAGCTTTACCTTCTCCAGTGCGATTAAGAAATTCACGTAATAACATTAGTCTTTCCTCGGAGCCCAGTTTGCCTGGTCGATGGTTTTTACAAACTGTCCTGGTAAATCATTTTTAAATTTACCACCCGGGTGTGCTTGCACATATCCTTCTGGTTTTGTTTGACGAATTCCGCCGTGTGTGCCTGAACTCAATGTATTGATAACTTTCATCTTTTCGTGTGTTAGCAATTCAACAGCACTTAATACTGCATCCAATCCAGGATGACTCAACACCTTTTGTGCTTGTGTATTGCTTAATTTTGCAGTGGCCCATTCTCTGAACTTTTGTTTAACTCCAGCCACACGTAAATTTTGATTGAAGAAACTGTACAACACATCGCCAGGTTTGCTTAGTCCGGGCTGACCTGCAATAAAACTATCTATAGCAGCTTTGTTTTGTTTGATATACGACTCTGTGTGTTTCAATCCAGTGTCGTCAACTTTGGGTGCATTTTCAACATATGTTGTACCTTGTACAATAACATCACTATTTGATAATTTTTCAGCATTGGGATAACGTGTTTCGTCTGAACCAATGTGTGTATAGTAACCGGTTGCAGCAACCATTACTTTTGCTTTGGCAATCTTGATGCCCAACTTGCTTTTAGCTGGAATATGGAAACTTGTTATATTGGGAGTAAAATCATATTCATTGGTACTGGGATTTAACACAGCCGGCTTTAACGGACTGAATAAAATCCCACCTTCAATATAGCCTGTCTTGGGACTGATACTTTCAAAGTAAGGCCATAGGTCTGCAAGTCCTTGAGCAAATGCACGACGTTGTTCTTCTTGTCCGGGTTGTGCTGTGCCTGTGCCCAGCACAAACATGGCCACATCATCTGGATCATTCATCATGGTGGTAACACCACTCTTAGTATGAGTAGTACCACGCTTTATATAATCCCAAGCATTTTTAGGAAACATATGGAACACGCCTTGGTCATCGCGTCCCCAATATACAACAGGACTTCCATCCCATTTTAATTCTATGCCCTTGCCTTTGGCAGTCATGTCACGCAGTCGTTCAACCGCATGTAAGCCACCCACACTGCCATCAGTGAAAACTAAATCTTCAATGTGTTGATACTTGCGGCCCACAGCTGCTTCCAACAATGGTGTAGCCGGGCCACGCAACGGAGTGGCTGACCAACTGGATCCGGATGTTGCAGCATCGTGTACTTGTTGTTTTAATGCTGGATCTTTAATTGCTGACATGATGCTTTCTGCACTGCCGAGATCAGCACCAGTGTGTCCAGGACCCAATAATAGTGTAGCTATTTCATCCCATTCATCAGATAACAAGTCTGCTTTTTTTCTAGCAGCATCTCTTGCGTATAGTCCTTCGTCTGGACTCCATAACATGTTCTTAGCACTGGCCAATGCGCTCATTACTACTTGTTTGTGTACACCCTTGTATGGGCTACCGCGTGGTATAATGTGTTGGTGAAATTTAGACACTTTCTCGGCTTTGCGAACAACTTTGATATCACATTGATAAAATTGTCCCTTGTATGGAAATTTGATGTGTACAGTTACTCCAGCCTTGTAAGTTGCTGGAACTCCGTTGTCTAATAGAAACTGTTCAAGTGCAACTCTTGCGGCCTTGTCATCGTCAGCCAACTTTTTGCTTTGAGAAATTTTAAAATATTGTTTAACTTGATCCATGTCACAGCTGACATCCAAATCACCTGTTGGATGTTCTGGATTAGGATCTGTGTTGGCACCACTGCCTTGTACATACAAAGGGAAACCTGCTTTACGAAGATACTTTTTAACTTGCGATAACAATGCTTGCACCATGTCTGGAGTGGGATAAAATTCCACAGTTTCCGGCCAAATGTTGCCACCGCCTTCTTTAAGCATAGGCTTTTTAACATTAACAAATAGTTCACGTAGTAACATTATATACCCTTGTACTTGCCAGCTTGTATGTGTTCTTGTATATCGTCGTGCATTTTGGAACAAGCTTCTTTGCACATTTTTTCTTCTAACTCATCGGGTAATTCACGTATGGGGAATTTTTCTTTGTATTGTTTGTAGCATTCTTTTATGGCTTCTGCAAACATGTTGGCTTGTACCGGTTTCTTGGCATTGACTAAATCTAAACATTTAACCAACACTGGAAAAACGTGACGACGGTATATACGGTCGTCGTTGTGCATGAAATGTAGTAGGTCTTCTATTAGATCGTAGTCTAACTCACGTTTATCGCCATGTTGTTTAACATATTCTAATTCTTTAAAATTAGCGTTTTCTAGTAACTCTTTTATAAGCATTTTTATTCCCAATAGAACACTCTGGATTTAGAGTATTTATCGCTTTTGCAATCAATGGGCTATGCTTTGATAATGCGAGAAACCTTGGATATACTACCGCCAAGGTGCATTTTTGACATGAGTAAGTTGTTATCACCTGTCACATAGAAGTGTGTGCCGCCCCAACTGCGATTCCTTGTCAAGGCTGCTATACAACTCTTTGTGAGTTTGAGTTTTTGATTGGATGCTGCCCACGATATAAATGCACTGTGTTCCTGTGTGGTTTTACCCAAGGTCACTTGAAAATCGTAATTCATTTTAGGCATGATCACAGTATCAGAACTCAGTGACACATTGGCAGGTGGCAAACAAATATACTTGACCCTGGTTTTGTCCAACTTTGTTAAATCATCCAAATGACTTTTATTATTTGTGTACACTGTAATCCATGGATTTTCTATTCTAACATTTAAATCAACCAATACAGACAACACTTCATACAGCGCCAGAGCATAGTCCTTGTCCTCAATGCTTTTAAAACTTAACGATCCTTGGCGTACACCGGGAGAAATACTACTTTTTTGCAACAGGTGCAAGCACTGTTGCCAATCACTGTTGCGAAAGAAGTGTGCATTGGGACACACCAACACTATCTTGTATTGGTATATCCCTCTGAACAACTTGCTTGTGGTTTTAATCAACATTCATCTCAACCAACGAGGTAGTAGGATCCACCGTTAACAAAGGTGTCTTTGATTCCTTAGGAGTTGACAACAACACTAACTTGTCGTCTTGAACTGTGATATTAAGTACTCCACCGTTCTTTAAATCGCCAAACAACATGAGCTTGGCCAACGGACGTTTGATTTCCTTGTCAATCACACGTTGCAGTGGGCGGGCACCCATCTTGGTATCAAATCCTTTGGTAATAAGCCAGTTAGTACTTTCCTTATCTAGCTTGATACGAATGCCTTTTTCTTTGACTTGCGCACGTAATTCATCCATGAATTTAACAATGACTTTGGTCATGGACTCTTTGCCCAGCTTGTTAAAGGTCATGATACCATCCAACCGATTACGGAATTCTGGTGTAAAGAATTTCTTTAAATCTGCATCATTGTAATCTTTTTCCTGTGATCCAAAGCCAATTGCATTCTTTTCTGCAGACTGTGCGCCGGCATTGGTGGTAAGGATAAGAATCAAATTGCGGCAATCAGCTTGTTTGCCATTTGATCCTGTAACAAAACCATTATCCATCATTTGCAACAACACAGTTGTGACATCTGGATGTGATTTTTCAACTTCGTCAAACAACAACACCGCATTGGGATTTTCTTGAATCTGTGTGATCAATAATCCAGCGTTTTCTTCAAACCCCACATAGCCTGGAGGACTACCGATTAGCTTGGAGATGCTATGCTTCTCTTGGTATTCTGACATGTCAAATCTCAACAACTTGACACCCAAGTGCTTGCTCAGCGCCTTGGCAGTTTCGGTCTTACCGCAACCCGTAGGTCCCATGAACACAAACGATCCAATAGGTTTATTTTCTGATTTCAATCCAGCCTGCGCCACCATGATCTTATCCACAACTTCTGTAAGCGCAAGATCCTGTCCGTAAACTTCACGTTGCAAGTTTTCTTGTAGTGTAGAAAGATTGCTGGATTCTGTCTCCATGATCTTTTCTTCAGGCATTTGAATCATCTTGGCCAGTTCAAACTGAATTTCACGCTCGCCGATGATCCGATCATCTGCAAGTTTGAGATTAAAACGGCTACATGCCAAATCGATCAAGTCAATTGCCTTGTCTGGCAACTTTTTGTCTGTTTGATACTTGACTGACAATTTAATAGCAGCATCCAATGCATCGTCACGAATTTTAACCTTGTGGAAACCTTCGTAGTATTTCTTAATACCTTTGAGAATTTGTTTAGTAACTTCTATGGTGGGCTCGTCAACTGTGATACGTTGAAACCTGCGCATCAGCGCACGATCCTTTTCAAAATGTTTGCGATATTCTTCCCATGTGGTGCTGGCAATAACTTTGATATTGCCTTTGCTCAACGCAGGTTTCATCATGTTAGCAAGGTCGTTAGAACTGTTGCCTCCTGCACCTGCACCACTGATCATGTGTGCTTCGTCAATGAACAACACAGTTTTGCCTTTTTTCTGCAGCGCCTTGATAACATGCTTGAATCTTTCTTCAAAGTCTCCACGGTACTTGCTGCCAGCCAGCATGGCACTGATATCCAAACTGTAAACTTTGTATTCTTTAAGAAATTCTGGAACAGCACCATTCACAATGTTGTGAGCAAGACCTTCAGCAATAGCAGTCTTGCCTACACCAGGATCACCAACCAGGATCACATTATTTTTATTTCGACGACCCAGGGCCAACGCAATATTTTCTAATTCGTCAATACGACCAATAACTGGATCAATCTTTTGCTTTTCAACCATGTCGTTCAGATTGGTTGTGAACGCACGAAGTGCTCTGTCGCCCTGATTGTCTGTGCCGGATTCTTCTTCGGATTCTTCGGGATTGCTGTTATTAACAAAGTCGTTGAACTTGTCTTTATCAATTTTTGCCTTCTGAATATAGTAGTGTGCCCAGCTACGTTTTTCACCAATCATACTCATGAACACATCAGTAGGTTCAATTCGTTGGCGTCCGTTAAACAGCACTTGTGTAAATGCACGATTAAGCACACGTTCCACACTTTGAGTTTTCTTTGGTTTAACAACCACATCAGTAATGGTGATTTCTTGGCACTTGTTGTGCAAATAATCTGTTAGATCGTTTTTGAGTTCGTCGAGACTTGCTCCAAACCCTGTAATTACATTTCCAAATGTTTCCTCCAATAACATGGCATACAATAAATGTTCTATTGTAAGATACTCGTGATGAAGTTTTTTAGCTGTATCGATTGCTTTTTCAAATACTGCTTGTAGGTTATCACTTGGTTCAACCATTACATTTTCCTTTTTTTCTTTAATAATTTCTTTTTAGCTAATGACAATTTTAATGGACTAATATTGTCTATGAAACAAACACCATCCAAGTGGTCCAGTTCATGTTGAAAACATCTTGAATCTATTCCAGTTAGTTCTATTATACATTCTTTGTTTTGTCTGTCAACGTATCTGACTGTAATATTGTTATGTCTGGGTACTTTTAAAATTAGTCCAGGAAAGCTCAAGCATCCTTCTTCTCCAACAACCATATTGTTATCTCCCCACAATATAGATGGATTAAACATGCAAAACGGAACTTGATTTGTCAAATGTATGGCAAAAACTCGTTTGAGTAATCCAACTTGATTGGCCGCCAATCCTCTGCCTTGACTCATAACCATGAGCTGAACCATGTCAACTTCTAAGGAGTCTGCGTTTTGATCTTTTTCAAAATTCCAATGTTCTGCTTTTTGTTTTAGAATAAGATCAGACGACTCTATTAATTTCAGCATCCAGCGCCCTTAGTTTTGCTATCAAATTTTGGTCAGTGATTATCGGTGTTTTAATTTTAACTACACTGACAAATCTTCCCCGCCCTCCATTATTTACATTTGTAAAGCCATTTCCATGACTAGCAAACTCAACTCCAGTTTCTACACCTGCACGTATGTCAATCTCCATGGTGTCACCGGATATATTACTAACAGTTTTCTTACAGCCCAACATGGCTTCAATAGGTGATATTTCTATGTTTGTATAAAGGTCATCGCCTTTACGTTCAAACTTGGGATCTGCTTGCACTAAAATTGTTACGTTGAGGTTACCACGTTGCATTTGAGGAATTGAATCGTCACCCAGTCCGTTGTATCTAATAGTGTCTCCGTTGGTGATTCCAGGCGGCACATTGATCTTAACTGATTGATTGCGTCCACTGGGTAATTGGAAATTAGCTTCAAGTTGCTTGCCAAGATATGAGTCTACCAAACTAACTTGGCACTGTATATTCAAATCTCGGTTCCTACGTACTCCTCGCATTTGACTAAAAATATCTCCAAAGGGATGACCAGCGCCACCAAACATTTGCCCAAAAGGATCTTGGCCACCGCCAAACGGATTACCAGTATGAAAGTGAAATTGATGTTGATCACCGTACATACGTTTTTGATCGTATTCGGTTTTTTTGTTAGCATCGCTCAAAATGTCGTATGCCACACTGATATCTTTGAATTTGGCTTGGTCACCACCCTTGTCCGGATGATGTTTGTTAGCCAAGCTTCTATATGCTTTTTTAATTTGTTCTGGGCTGGCATCTGCGCCAACACCTAGTGTTTGATAATAGTCAGTCATAGTCGTAAAAAAGGCTCCATTAATAGTATTAATTATACTATTTTAAATGGAGCCTGTCAATGATTTGATTATTTCTTTTCTGGAACCTTATCGCCTTCCACTTTCTTGTGAACTTTGATTTTTTTACAATCTTCAGCTTGCTTTCCAGTTTTCTTGTCCATCACAGCTTTACCTGCTTTGTCAACCCGTGGTGTACAAACTTCTTTTATTTCGCCGCCAGCAATTACTGGGTTTGATAATGTTAATGCTAAACCTGCTACAAATATAATATGTTTCATTTTATTTTTCCTTTATAGAACTGGTTGGTCAAAATCCGGAACGATTTTTTTACCGCTTGCTGTTGTGGCCATCGGTGCACCACTGCCAAATCCGCCCATAGTTGCTGGCGCGGCCTGTCCAAACCCGCCGCCAGAGCCTGTGTATCCAAATCCGCCAGCTGTTGGCGCTGGTGAATTAAAGCCACCTGAGTTACCAAAGCCACCTGAGTTACCAAAGCCACCTGCAGGTG